TCAGCCAACCAGCAGAAGGACTATTACGAGAATGCAGGCTTTGACCTGCTACCTCGCCACGCTACATTCCAAGATGGTTCCAACTCGGTTGAGTCTGGCCTGTATGAGATACGCGACCTAATGATGAAAGGCAGGTTTAAGGTGTTCAGTACATGCCGTGACTTCTTCACTGAGTTCGTCCAGTACCATCGCAAGGAAACTGGCAAGATCGCTAAGACACACGACGACATTATGGATGCTGTACGTTACGCGTATATGATGAGGCGTTATGCCATTGAGTATGGTCGGTATAGTAGGTTTGCACCACCAGTGATTGAATCAAGCATATAACCGCACAATTTAGCGCTATAATTACGAATAATCAGGGTAGTGGTAATGGAAATTGTTCCACAAACAACTAAGATGTTGATGGCTGACTGGGATTACTTCGCTAAGGCTATTAATGCGGTAGCTGGCAAGACTGGTGAGGGCTTCACTCCTGAGCAAGTTTACCAAGCTGCTTTAAGGTTTGATGTTAATGTGTTCCATGTTATGGATGATGATGTTAAGCGTGGTGTGTTAGTACTAACCGATCACTTTGACATCTACACTGGTGAGTCTGTGTTGCATGTAGATATGGTCTACCTCACTGGCCCTAGCATTATTACGGGTATGACTGAGATATTGAACATCATAGCGAGCAAGTATGATTTTGCTAGGGTTGAGTTCAGAAGCCCACGAAAGGGCTGGTTTAAGTATTTAAATAGGGCTGGCTTTACGGCTGCTGCTACATTTTCAAAGGAGTTTTAGCATGGGTGGATCTAGTTCAAGCAGTGGTTCAAGCAGTGGTTCAAATAGTGGTGGCAATAAGTCATCCAAGAAGTCTACTAAGAAGAAAAGTAATAGCACTAGCAAATACTTTAAGTCTACCAGCACTCCAAAGGCTTCAGCTCCTATTGCCGATAAGGGTATGGATAGCCGTGAAGCTGCGTATGTTAAACCTGCTGCCAAAAAGAAAGCAATTAATACTCCTAAAGATAATTCATCTGGATCTGCCAAAACAACTAAGCTTGCCTCTCCAGTCATTAAAAGCTCTACTTCTCAGAAGAACGCTAAGGTAATTGCCTCTAAGCCTGAGAAACCCATCAGTGTTGATGCTGAGTATGATATTCAAACGAGGGCGCGTGATGAGCAGATTGGGTTACAGTCTAAGCCAAGCGCACTAGCTATTAAGTCTAAGGATACTAAGTCAGTAGCTACAACTATCGTCGCTCCTAAGCCAGTAGAAGAGAAGAAACCAAGCTTTATTGAGAGTGCTACTGAGGCCGTTAAAGGTTTAGCTTCGCTTGGGCCTACTTCGCAGATTGGTAAGGCTATCATTGCTGATAAGTATCGTAACGATGAACCTAGCTATAACCAAGAATACTGGGCTGGTCAACGTGCCAAGGGTGTCAGTCAGGTAGATATGAAAGCACAGCAGGATAAGATAGGCATGAACAAGGCTTACTCTGGTGATGTTGTTGTAACTGATGATATGAAGCGTAAGGCATCTGATGACCTAAAGCGTATCACAGGTTCTATGGCCACATTACAGAATGGCGGTGTTACTAAGACCGAAGAGAAGAGTGGTTTCTTTGGTGAGAAGCTAAAGACCGACTACGACTACAAAGGTGGTCCAGTCATCACCACAAAGGCGACTGATCCAGTTGTTAAGGGCTATCGTTTGGGTGATAAAACATCTACTACGTTTGTCGATGGTGTTGAGGTTGCCACTAAGACTGGTAATGATCCATTAGGTAAGGATGCTAAGGTTACAAAGCCAGATATTGCAGGCCAGATTAATGACCAAGCCAAGATCGAGCCTATGGATAAGCTCAGCACAGTAGCCGATATACAGAATGCTATTGAGACAACCACAGATAAGAAAGAGCTAGCTGCGTTACATAAGCGGTTAAGAGCTTTGATGCGGTCTAACAAAACACGCACTCAGTTTGGTGGCCTTCGCGTAGGTGAGGCAGAGGTTGAGTCAACCAAGTTAAGTGGAATGAGGATTTAAGATGGAAGTTTCAGCAGTAGCTATAATTAAACGGTTCCAGACTCTCAAGGCCCAGCGTGGTGCTTGGGAAAAGCTGTGGGATGAGATCGCTATCTACACCATGCCGAATAAGGCTGACTTTGTGGCAGATCGTCCCGCGGGTGATAAGCGTGGCTTAGATGTATATGACTCCACAGCTATCCAATCCAACCAGCTATTGGCAGCGTCATTGCAAGGTTCATTAACGCCTAGCTCTGCTCGATGGTTTGATCTTAACTTCAGATCAGATGATCTTAACGACAACAAAGACGCTAAGGAATGGCTGCAGGAATGTGCTGACATCATCAACACTGAGTTCAACCAGTCCAACTTCAACACTGCGTCTGGTGAGGCTTACCAAGATTTAGGTGCGTTTGGCACTAGCCCAATTCTATTCGATATTAAGGAGAAGGATGGTCTTTTTGATGGCTTCTTGTTTCAGTCACTGCACTTAGGTGGAGTTCTGATTGATGAAAACCATCAGGGTAAGGTTGATACTGTATTCCGTACCTTCAAGCTAACAGCTCGTCAGGCTCACCAGAAGTGGGGCGATGATGCAGGCACTAAGGTAATAAAGTCATTAGAGAAAGAGCCAGATAAGCCGTTCGAGTTCCTGCAGGTTTGTATGCCGCGTGAGGTAAAGGGTGATATTGGTCTGTCTGCACCACCTAAGATGCGACCTATTGCCTGCTATTACATCTCTTTAACGGATAAGAAGATTATCCTTGAGACTGGCTATTATGAGATGCCTATCCTATCTCCTCGCTGGGGTAAGATTACTGGTGATGTGTATGGATACTCCCCTGCATTGACTGCACGAGCTGACATTAGGACATTGAACGAGGCAAGGCGCTTATCGTTTGTAGCATGGGAAAAGGCTATTGACCCACCATTGCTAGCAGAGCAGAACGCTATATTAGGTAAGTTCAGCTTTAAAGCTTCAACCGTGAGCTATGTTAAGGACCTGAATGGTATTCGTGAGATGCCTCAAGGCACTGACTGGAATGCGGATCAACTAATGCTTCAAGATGTACGCACCTCTGTACGCCGTATCTTCTTTAGCGACCAGTTAGAGTTACAGTCTGGCCCTAACATGACAGCTACAGAGGTTAATGTGCGCTATGAGTTGATGCAGCGTATGTTGGGTTCTACGTTTGGACGCTTGCAGTCTGAGTTCCTAACGCCATTGGTCGAGCGTGCTTTCTACGCTATGTATCGAGCTAATGCCTTACCTGAAGCACCTCAGTCTGTGATTGAGATGGGTGGTGACTTAGACATTGAATACATTGGAGCATTGGCACGTAGTCAGCGTATGGAAGATGTAACTAATATCCAGCGTCTGTACGCAGCAGCGATGGAATTGGCACAGGCCAAGCCTGAAGTGTTAGATATGCTTGATGCTGATGAGGCTTTAATTACTATCGCTAGGCGTTTAGGTACACCGTCTGACGTTATCAAATCTAAGGAAAATGTTGCAGAAGACCGCCAAGCAAGAGCGGAACAGCAACAACAAATGGCACAGGCTGAGGAAGAGCAGGTGTCACTAGATCAGGCAGGGCAAGTACAGCAACTTCAACAATAACTAGATAGGTGGGCGCATGTCACCAGAAGAAAAAGAAGCAGAAGCTTTTGTAGTAAACGTCAGGGCATTGTTTGGACAAGATGCCACAGGCGTTAAGGTGTACGAGAACTTAAAGCAAACCTACCAAGATAGGTCGAGTTTTAGTACAGAACCATTGCAGATGGCCTACCGAGAAGGTCAGCGGTCTGTATTTTTAATGATCCAATCAATAGTAGAAGGCGCATAACATGGCAGAATGGCACGAAGGACTATCCGATGAATATCGTGGTAATGAATCACTAGCGAACATCCCAGACATAGACACACTAGCAAAGTCTTATCTTGATGCTCAATCGTACATGGGTGGATCAATCCGCATTCCGTCTGCTGATGCTGGCGTAGATGATTGGTCAAGTTTTAACCAGAAGCTAACCGACAAGGTTCCTACCTTGATGAACTTGCCAAGTGATGAGGCGGAGGCACGTACTGCTCTTCTATCACGCTTGGGCCGTCCTGCAGAGTCGTCTGGTTACAAGACTGAGGGCTTAAATGATGACTTCCGTGAGTGGGCGTTTGAGAATGGCCTGACTGATGGTCAGATTGCTGCGCTTGTTGAGCGTAACGGCAATGACATGAAGACTGCTACTGATGCTCAGGATCAGTCAGCCCGTGAGACCTTTGACGGGCTTAAAAGTAAGTGGGGCCATGCCTATGACCAGAACCTGTCATTTGCTAACCGAGCCATTGAGACCTACGCTGATGAGGCTGCTGTTCAGTACATTCAGGAGTCAGGGTTAAATGAGAACGCTGGCTTCATTCAGATGATGGCCAGTATCGGCAGTCAGCTTGGTGAGGACTTGGTTAGTAACATTGGCAATCAAGGCAATTCGTTTGCTCTTGCTCCTGATGAGGCTCAGGCTCAAATCTCTGAGATACAGGGCAACAAGGAACACGCATACCATAAAGGTAATGCTGAGGCAGTAAAACGCATGGCTAAGTTGTTTGACCAAGCGTACCCATCATAATATAACCGCACGTTAATGGGGTATTATTCATCTATCGAGGTAGCCATTTGGTCTTGGTAGGTGGATGAACTTCTCATCTCGTCTAGGCAAACGTATTGCTAGCTAATAAACGTCCGTCATTGGGTAGCGTGACAGCGAAACAACTATATATTTTAAATGCCAACCAACGAGGTAAATCCCAATGGCTAATACTATCACTCAAGCTTTTGTAGAACAGTTCAAAAGTAACGTAATGCATTTGTCTGAGCAGCAACGCTCACGCTTACGCGCAACAATCACTGAAGACTCAGTAACAGGTGAGAAATTTAACTTTGAGCGCGTAGGTAACGTCGCTGCTGTAGTTAAATCAACCCGTCACACTGCCACCCCAGTTCTTGATGTTCCTCATAGCCGCCGTACTGGTACTATGACCGACTACCAATGGGCTGATCTAGTAGACAACGAAGATAAGTTGCGTATGCTTATTTCTCCTGAGTCTGCCTATGCCAAGGCTGGTGCCAACGCAATGGGTAAGGCATTTGATGATCTAATCATCGCTGCTGCTACTGGTAACGCTGTCGATGGTGACGGTTCTAACGTAGCATTGCCTTCTGGTCAGAAGATCGTTCACGGCTCCACTGGTTTCACCTTAGCTAAGTTGTTAACTGTTAAGGAAATTATGGACGGTGGCGAAGTGTCTGACGATGATCGCGTGATTATCATTGGCTCTAAGCAGGTTTCTGACTTGTTGAACACCACTGAGATCAAGAACGCCGACTACAACAGTGTTAAAGCACTTGCGTCTGGCCAGATTGATACCTTCATGGGCTTCAAGTTTATTCGCTCTGAGCGTCTAGCTTTAGCGACTACCACTCGCTCTTGTATTGCTTACACTAAGTCTGCTATTGGCCTTGGTTTAGGTTCTGATGTGACTACTAAGATCGATGAACGTCCTGACTTGTCTTACGCCCATCAGGTTTATCTAGCGTTTACCGCTGGTGCAACCCGTATCGAAGACGAAGGTGTTGTACAGATTGATTGTACTGAGTCCTAACCAAGCGCCCAAGGGGTGGTAACTCGCCCCTTTTAGCCTATTCACGTAGGCTCTTTTTATAACGATAAGGTGGCATGCATGGCTAGTGTAGTTTCAATTTGCAACAGGGCTTTGGCAATACTAGGCGCTAAGACTATCATTAGTCTTGACGATTCTTTGGTAGAAGCTGAGGTTATGAAAGCAATTTATGATGATGCGCGAGACTCTGTATTACGTGAGGCAAAGCCTGTATGTGCCACTTTTCGTGCAACTCTAGCAAAACTATCGGATGCTCCAGTATTCGAGTTTGCTAATCAATTCCAACTGCCAGTAAGTCCTTATTGCTTGGCGGTACTTAAAACAGAATCAAGTGATGGTTATATTGTCGAAGATCGTAAGATTCTGACAGATGCTGCCACTTGTAGTATTCAATATATAGGGCGTGTAATAGATACGGGAGTGTTTGACCCTGCCACATCTTATGCCATCAGTATGCGTTGCGCTGCTGAGGCATCATACGCACTATCACAGAACAGAGCATTAACGCAGGATATGTGGGCATTAGCGGAAGACGCTTTGATGAAAACCCAAAGTGCCGATGCGATGGAAAGAGGTAGTGATCCTATAACGGTTACAGCTTTTACTAATGCGAGGGCGTAAATGCGAATTAGTCCAATTGTTAACAGCTTCTCTAGTGGTGAATTGTCACCTCGCCTAATGGGGCGCACAGATAGCGACAAATACACTTCAGGTGCTGAGGTTATGGAAAACTTCATACCCTTACCACATGGTGGAGCTTTACGAAGAGGTGGAACTAGGCACATTGCCGAGGTGAAGACTTCAACCCAAGAGCAGCGACTAATCCCGTTCGAGTATTCAATAGATCAGACATACGACCTAGAGATAGGCAATCAGTATATCCGATTCTATACCGAGTCCGCTGGCGTGTACGGTCAGGTTCAGTCTGGCGGTAGTGCC